ACGTCCTGCGTGTGCAGATACAATTGTGGATGAAGGAGATGTAATCGTCTTACATGGGGGTTTTGATGGGTTTGTGTATAGACAAGAGCGTGGCAATACGTTTGATGGCACATTGATAAATGCTAAGTATAGAAGCCCTGATTTAAGTATGGGTGACCCCGGTGTGCGTAAACATATGCAAAGGGTAAATGTAAACTATGCACCAGAGTCTACAATTGATGCTGACTTGTTTGTCAGATACGATTACGAATCGAACACGTCTACTCGTCCTGCAGCGTACCCTTTAGATAGCACGAATGTTGCAGGTATATACGGGTCATCTATTTATGGCAGTGCTGTGTACGGTGGTCCGTCTCAGCCTATTGTTCGTAAGGCAGTAGAAGGTTCAGGATTTGCAGTAGCACTGCGTGTAGAAGATGGGGCAACTGCCACAGCCCCTTACACATTAAAAGGATTTCAACTAGAGTTTCAAGTGGGAGCAAGAAGGTAAATGGGCGCAAATTATACAAGACAGTCCACATATGCTGATGGTGATACTATAAATGCTGCTGATACCAACGATGAGTTTGACCAGCTACTAGCTGCATTTGCAGCAAGCACAGGGCATACACACGATGGTACGACAGGAGAAGGTGGGCCAATATCTGCATTGGTCTCTAATGCTATTACCTTTGGCACAGGGGCAGACACAGATATTGCAGTAACCTTTGATGCAAATAGTAATGACGGTGTAATCACTTGGAAAGAAGACGAAGACTACTTTGAGTTTAGTGATGACATATTACTAGCAACGACAGAAAAGGTACAATTTCGTGATACTGCAATTCACATAAGTTCAAGCACAGACGGGCAACTGGATATTGTAGCAGACAATGAAGTACAGATAGCTGCAACAACGATAGATATCAATGGTAACGTCGACATATCTGGTACGCTTACAATAGGTAGTGCAGGTATATCTGAAGCAGAGTTGGAAATACTGGACGGTGCTACAGTTACCACTACTGAATTAAATATAATCGATGGCGACACAACTGCATCTTCTACAACAGTAGTAGACGCTGACCGTGTTGTGATGAATGATGATGGCACAATGAAACAGGTGGCGGTCACTGACCTTGCTGCCTATTTTGATGACGAAATTACAGCGATGCCTAATCTAACATCTGTTGGCACTTTAACAACGTTGACTGTAGATAACATCGTCATCAACGGCACGAACATAGGACATACCTCTGATACAGATGCAATAGCAATTGCGTCTGATGGTGACGTTACATTTTCTCAAGACGTAGTAATTACAGGAGACCTAACTGTTTCTGGTGATGATATCACTATGGGTACGAACACGGCAGGTAATCTTCTTATTGCAGATGGTACGAATTTCAATTCAGTAGCTGTAGGCAGTTTATCTGAAATAAGCACAGTTGCTAACGACGATGTATTTATAGCTGTTGATACATCAGGTGGTGGCCTTAAAAAGATTGCAAGAAGTGCAATTGTAGCTGGATTAGCTACATCAGGTGCGATATCAAACGTGGTTGAGGATAGCACTCCGCAGTTGGGCGGCGACCTTGATATGAATGGTCAGGATATTGTTACCACATCTAACGCCGATATTGACCTTGCTCCTAATGGCACAGGTAAGGTTGTAGTTAAAGGTAACACCAATCCGGGTACAGTTGTTTTTAATTGTGAGAGTAATAGTCATGGTCAAACAGTTAAATCACAACCACACTCTGCTTCAGTTACAAACGTATTGACTCTTCCACCGGGGGGTGACCAAGAGATTGTTGGTACGACTGCCACTCAAACACTTACAAATAAGACACTTACTACTCCTATTGTAAACGCTGGCGCACAATTAAAGAATGGCGCAACAAGTGCTGGCTTCTTAGAGTTCTTTGAGGATAGTGATAACGGCACAAACAAAGTTACACTAATTGGTCCTGCGTCTACAGCAGATGTTACCGTAACACTTCCTAGTTCTGCAGGTACAGTAGCACTTACATCTGACGTACCATCTAGTGGTATATCCAGCGGTAATGTGGCTACATTTACTAGTGGTGTTGCAGACAATGATTTTTTACGTGTTGACGGAACAGCAATAGAAGGACGCTCTGCATCAGAGGTGTTATCTGATATTGGTGCAGGTACGATGTCTAGTTTTGTGCTAGAAGATGATGACGGTACAGAAGTAACAATAGATGATGGTAAAGAACTAAAGATAATAGGGTCTGGTGTAACAACCAATTTTACTGATACTTCTACAGGTTCAGATGGAGACCCGTTTGATTTAACAATTACAGTTGATGCAGCACAAACAGGAATTACATCTATTCTTGCCACTGATATAAAGATTGGTGAAGATGATGAAACAAAGATTGATTTTGAAACTGCAAATGAGATACACTTTTATGCAGCAAACGCTGAACAGGTGTTTGTATCTGATGGTGTGTTTGGCCCACAAACAGATAGTGATGTTGACTTAGGAACAACAAGCACACGATTTAAAGATGCTTACATAGACACTATCACTACTACTGGTGACGTAGCTATTGGTGATGACTTATCTGTAAGTGATGATATTAGTTATAGTGGCAGAGCAATAAATAGCACAATCACATCAGAAAATGATGGTAGTTTTAATCTAGCATTATGTAACGATTTTTTCTGTACCACAACTGGTAATACTACAATTTCATTTACTAATGAAGCTGCAGGACAGTCAGGAAATATTAGATTTATAAACGGTGGTAATCACACTATATCTGCTGGGGCTGAAGTTGCAATAGCACCTGCTACCTTAACTGCAATATCTGCTACTGGTACATATCACTTATCTTATTTTTGTACTGCTGCAAGTGGCAGCGATATTGTTTTGATTTCTGCATCAGCAGCATTAACATAAGGATTTTAAATGTCATTAAAATCAACAGGCGCGGGTGATGCAAGCACAGGGTTTTATAATTTTAACATAGACCAATCATTGCGGTTTGATGATGGGGATAATGCTTATTTAAATATCACACCGTCATCTACAGGAAATCAAAAAACTTTTACCTACAGTTGTTGGGTAAAATTAGGAAACTTAGATACTTCAAGAACTCTTTTGGCTCAACATACATCTGGAACTAACACATTTGTTTTTAGATTTGATGGCAGTAATAATCTTCAAGTAGAAAATTACGTTAGTAGTTATCAGTTACACTTAGTAACCGATGCAGAGTTCAGAGATGTCGGTGCTTGGTATAATGTTGTTTTAAGAATTGATACGACACAATCAACAAGTACCGACCGTGCTAGACTTTACGTAAACGGTACTGAACAAACATCTTTTTCATCTTCTACTTATCCTAGTCAAAATACAGACTTAAAAATTAATTCAACAAATGCACATCACATTGGGGCAAGAACTTCTGGCAGTTTTAACTTTGATGGATATTTAACAGATATTAATTTTATTGATGGGCAGTCTCTTGCACCTACTTCATTTGGTGAAACAAAAGCTGGCATTTGGATTCCCAAGGATACATCTAGCCTAACATTCGGTACAAACGGATTTAGACTAAAATTTCAAGACAGTTCTGCGTTAGGTGATGACACAAGTGGCAATGGCAATGACTTCTCATCTAACGGTCTTGCAGCAACAGATGTGGTGCTAGATAGCCCTACGAATAACTGGGCCACTATGAACCCTCTCGATGGCAATGGGCCTGATATGCAAGAGGGTAATCTCAAGCCCTTTGGTGACACTGCTCAAGCGGTATTTGAGGGTTTCAAAGGCACGTTTCCAATGTCATCAGGCAAGTGGTATTGGGAAGTAAATGCTGCAGATGTTAATAATCTTATGCAAATAGGCATTACTCCTACAATAGCAACAGCGGTTGGGTCATCAACAAACCTTAGTTACCACACAGATGCGATGATTTATAACAACGGTGGCACAAAAGCTATTGGGACAGGGGGAAATGGAATTTCTCCCTCTTCAAAAACAACCACCAGTTATGGCGCAAGTTATACAGACGGTGATATTATTGGTGTTGCGCTTGATTTAGATAGTTCAACAACAACTTTGACATTCTACAAAAACAATAGCAGTCAAGGGACAGCTTTTAGTTCGTTAGGTGAGTCCTATAGTGATGAATTTGTGCCGTTGTTTACAGGCGTTGAAAGTAGTTTTGGCATATTTAACTTTGGTCAGGACAGTTCTTTTGCTGGCACAAAGACAGCGCAGGGTAATACGGATGATAATGGCGTGGGTGATTTTTATTACAGCCCACCTTCAGGTTATCTAGCTTGTTGTTCTGCTAACCTTCCCGACCCCGGTATTGACCCTGCACAAGATGAAGAGCCAGCAGACCATTTTAATACGGTGCTTTATTCTGGTAACAGCGGTACACAAAATGTTACTGGTGTTGGTTTCCAACCAGATTGGGTATGGATAAAGCCTAGAAATACGGCGGTAAATCATGTGGTTCACACTAGCACGTTTGCTAATGCTTATAACTATTTAATAGTTAATAGAGGAGACATTGGAGAAAATACAAACGCTAATTTCGATTGGTTCAAAAGTTTTGACAGTGATGGTTTTACAGTAGCTTACTCATCTAGTAATGGCACAAATTCTAACAATTGGAATGGCAATTATAATTATGTCTCTTGGAATTGGCTGGCTGGTGGCTCTGCATCTAGTAACAGCGATGGGGATATAACATCGTCTGTATCTGCAAATACTAAGGCTGGTTTTAGCATAGTTACTTGGACAGCCGGTACTGGAACAGTAGGTCATGGTCTTGATAAAACGCCAGAGATTATTATTGAGAAGAAAAGAGGTGCATCAGGCGATTGGCTTG